TATCTGATTGAAGGAGATCACCTGGGAGAAGGGATTGATACTCCATACCATCAAGCGTGACCAGATGCCTGTGAAGCCCAGAGTGATTGGTCTCAGAAAACTCATCGGACACATAAGCCAACTCATGTATATGAGTTCCACCTTCAGATGTCTGGTGCTTCGTTGCTGCAATTTTTACGATGTGTTTGTGTATTCGATCTTCAGGTCCAGTACGGCTGGCAATAGCATTCACAGGATGAACATGAACACCATCCCACATGGTCTCCACAGGTAGACCACCGATGATGAAAAGATGCTTGTGGGCACCATCCATTTCAGTGTTCTCAGGGTTCTGATGTGAGATAGCATGAGAGTGAGCACCACCACTGCCAAGATTCTTCTCGACCTTAGCTGTGCGCTTCTTCTTCACCAGTCTCAGTTTTTTCTTTTTCTTAGCCATTACTCTTAATCCTCTCAAACTGGCCTTATTGTAGAACGGCATCTAAAATGGTACGGCGGTAATGCCATCCCAGCATCTGCCAAGCTCTTACTCGTTGATGCCGATCTTGGTCCTGTTTTGAAATCGTCTTGATTCTTCACACCAAATGCAGAAAGATCTTTTCTCCAACCAGCTACTTGCTTCAACTCGTCGGATGATTTAGCTGTTAGAACATTTTCCATCTGCTCTTGACCTTGCTCAATCGTAAATGTTCGACCATCCATCGATAAACAAATATGAGATGTTCTAGTATCTATGATAGCCGAAATCATATACTTTTCGAAAGTTCCCTGTGAGAAGAGGTTGAGCCTACCCATACTTTGAGCACGAGTCAAAGTCGTTTGAGCCAGTCCAGTGTAATACCCCTTCGCATCACCATTGAATTTTGGAGGAACTGTCTTTTCCAATTCGATCTTACCCTTTTTCAAACCGAGGGCTTTAGACATCTCAGATGTGATGAGTTTCTTCTGGTCAGCATTACTCAGTCCAGTGTTTCGCATGATAGATCGTATGACACTAACAACGTGAGCCGAGAGTCCAGCCTTGTATAAATTTTGAGCTGCTATCAAGTTCTGAGCTAGGACGAGTCTAACAATCTCCTGGTCTTTCAGATCGAACGCAATATCAAGATCCTTGTCTGCTTTATGGATGAGCTTACCCTTGATAGTCACGGCATCGATATCATCAGCAATGTCGATCTTGAAATCATTCACAGCAATCTGCCGATCACTTTTGTAGTATCGAACGATGTCTTTATTAAACCGTTTTATTTGATTTTCACTGAAGATGTTTTTCATCTGAGCTTTGACAGTTTTCACAATCTCAGTATCGGTAAAACCCTTGCCAGCCATGTTAGCTGCTTTTTTGACAGCCTTGTTTGCCTTGAGTCTAAAACCAGCCATCATCCTTGCAGCTAGAACCTTCTCTGCCTTCATCTGAACTCTAGCCCATTCTGGCATCTTAGCTTTTCCAATATTGGAGCAGAGGCACTCATCCAGAAACTTATCAATGTTTGTGATTTGACTACCTGGCATCCACTTCCTCATCATCATCATCATCTTCAGCAACATCAGCAAATATATTCATACCAAGCTCGTGATCGAATTCCCTAGCCGGATTCTCCATGAACTCGAAGAAGCTTCGAATCTTATTCTGATCGTCATCGTCATCGTCATCTGGATCGTCGAGTGGGTTTGGATTTGGATCGGGTTTATCATTTTCCTCACCATCTCCGAGCTGGCCTTGGTTTGGAGCAATACCATCTCTCTTCTTCACCGCCTCTGCCATTGTCAGGCTGAATGGGATATTAGGATCGAACTTATCGGTCGTCTCAATCGGTGGGATTTCCTTGTTGAGAATGTCTCCAATAATTGTCCGAGTGAAGTTTGGAGTCAGTGCTCCTGACTTCTCAGCACCAGATATGATCTTAGTTAGAGCTGCATCATCGGTGACATTTGGAGAGTTCGACTTAAGCACATGGTACTTGATCCCAAAGTGTGACAAGAGCCTATTAATTCTCCTGTCCATTTCCTCACGTTCTGGTCCGAATACCTGCTCTTCAGCTAATCGTCTGGAACTCTCTGTGGCAGCTCTATTAATGTTCTCCGTTTTACCCACAAAGATCTGAGGTAATCGGAACGATCTTCTGATTTTCTCACTGTTATTTGCATCATAAGCTTGGAACAGCTGATCGGTGTGTTGACTGGAGGTCAAGGGTTTCAGGTCAATCTTCATTGCTCCAGCGTTCTGTGCTTCTTCATCCTGAGATTCACCTTCAAGGATGAGAAACTTTGACCAATTATCTGATCTTTTGATATGCGAATTCACATATTCTTCGATCCGGTCGATGGTATCTGTGGTCAACATGCCGTTGGATACTGTGACCACCATCGATGGCACGTTATTATTCTTAAAAGTCTGGAAATTTATAACATCAGAAGCTCTTGAACCAAATATGGAGAAGAGGTTTCCAATGATCCTCGGTAGACCGTAAGAGGTTCGACCGGATTGGATCTTGAAGTGCATGGCACCTGTAGCAGCATTCTCCTTCATATCCTTCTGTGTCGGTCTCTCGATAGGAAGGCCGCTGTTCTTATCGATGGTTCTAGGATCATCCCACTCCTTAAAGTAGGTGGTGTTGGAACCAACTCTCTGAACGAACCTTCGGAACCGCTTGAAGAATGTCTTGGTGATCCAATTCAGATCCTCATCAAGATATCGAATCTTGATCTCTGTGAACTCACGATCCTGTTTAGTGATTCGCATGTGCCGAGCACGAAGATAATTAAGACCTGAGAGCTGACCATCCTTTGAAGTTAGAACTTCCCAGAAGCCATTGCCTTGAATCTCAATATCTTTTCTGAGTTTACGCCTGATTGACGTTAGGTTGTCGTCTGGATTGGTGATGTCGATGAAGCCCTTAAGCTCCGTCCTCTCCTTTTTGATCGCTGCTTCATTCTGAGTTTTTTGCTCATCGGTCATCTCACGTTCGACAACTCTTTGACCAAACCCCTCAATGTTGATCTCCATAGCTTCAATACACTGGATCAACTCTGAGCTATTCTCAGGCAGGAGTGCCAAAACATCTGGTTCGTAAGGGGGAAGAATAAACCTAGCATCTGATATTTCAGACTCTCGTTCCCGATCTGGATCGAGCGCATTTGACTTTTGTTTCGCAAGAGCAGCATCACCTGAGATGACTATAGCTCTAAGGCAGCGTTGGTTTTCAGTCTCTGTTTTTTTGCTGACTCTACGCTTTTTCATTTTATAAAACCCCAAACCTACGTCTGTTTCGTTTCGTTCTCGACCAGAACGCTATCTTTAGGCAATTGAAAAACGCATCGAACAAGTCATCATCTCCACCACGCTCACCTGTAAACAGCAGAAAGTGGTCCATAAATTTTCGATGGTTGGATATATGGATGAAAACCTTCCCTGCCTCAAACAATGCAGCAACTTTCCAGCCCTTCGTAATCTTATCGAGATCAGTATAAACTTTCTTTACCATAACAGTGGGATCGAAATCTACAACGTCCATTGCTTTTGCTTCTTGATAAGCATTGGACTCGATCCCCACCCAAAGACAATCGTTGTCTTTAAACCGTTCTGCTATTAGTTGAGTTTGTTTCTTTGGTCTTATGCCTCTACGTTCATAATAATTCAAAACGTAAACATTCTTCTCATCGTCAATTCCGATTGTAACATGAGCAAATTTGTTAGCTGAGTCCTTTTCACCCACAGCCAAATCCACACCCTGATATATTTTCAAATTCTTCGGAGCATCGGTGTAATATCTGAAGTATTGATTTTTGAAAATGACACCCTTCATTGCCGTTGTATCGTTCTGATACTGGGCATTAAAGATGACTGTACCCATATTTGACTTGAGATTTAATAGGTACTCGACAGTGTGCTTCTCAGGAAAATAACTGAGGAGGATTTCTTCCCCATTTTCATCCAAGACTGGCTCGAAACGAAGATCACCACCATCGTCTCTTTTATGTTCTCCAAAATCATCGAGAATCGGTTTATCTTTATCGACTTTGAATTCAAGAGATTTGATTCGGATGAAGTCATTTTTGAGTTCACCAGCACCTTCGACTTCGGTGTGTCCCATGAAATGACCGTAGAGGTCCAAATAATGGTATCTCGTGCCGATGATGTGCAATTCGGCATGTGGTTCCATCGTCGGTGCTAACGACTGATAGAACCAAACTCTCTGCCTCTCACGTTGAAGCTCCGTTCGACTAGCTTCTTCAGTGACCGCATCGTCCATTACGATCATATCAAAGTGTTTACCGATGAGTGCAGAGCCGACACCGATGCAACTGACAGTTGAATCTTTGTGCTTCGAGTCTTTGCTCTTAACCACAATCTCTTTGGTGTCCCACTTCGGACCAACCTGAGTACCGAAGATTTCTATCAGTCGGCCATTACCCTCAAGATGGTTCTTAATCTCCTTGAGAAAACCCTCTGCCTGTTTCTGGGTATTGGAAATCAGACCGATTCGGACGTTCGGATTCCTGAGAATCTCAAAAATGATTTTGGTGTAGTTGCAGATAGTTGAGTTATGAGTGAAGAAATCCTCACAGATGAAGTTCTGATTGTCGGCAACTTGGATATCGCAAGTCTCATGATCTCCATCAAAGGTGATGGACTCTATCTCATCCCAAAATATGTCTGATTCTGCTAGAGCATGAAATGCTTTATCATCATCAGCTATAGCCAATCTCTTAATCTTTTGCCTACCAATGGCATATTGATTATCTATTCGGATTTTGGAGTTCGTGCGATGCCAGTGTGGTGAGTTGTTCAGATGTTTCTTATACCCAACTGGGATTGTGTCTGAGCATGGGTTTGGTTTGAAATCATCTGCCTTGTCTAACCACTCATCTAGGTACTTCTGTTTTACAAATAGACCAATCTCATCACTAAGTTTCTTTAAGTTCTCGTAGTCCGTGATGTGTAGTCGCCATGCGTCAAATTCTTTTCCCTCACAGGTAGCCAGCTTGCATGTGACTCTGCTTATTATTCCAAAATGAAGGAGTAGGCTTTGGGTATCCCGAATGAGTCTTTTAGAGGCAAAGGTTATCTCAAAATTCATCTTACCCATGTGACCATCACACGAGAATAGGCGATTGAGAAAAGATGCTTTTACTTTTTTCGTTGATTTGAATATCTCAGGAGGAATCCATTTCCCTGCTGACCTAACCTGATACAGATTAAACTTTCGGAGAAGATCTCGAACACCACCCTTAACCAATACTCGACCAATAGTCGATGTGCTTATATTAGTCTCAAATCCTAACCTGTTGGCGACTTCTATAAAATCTTCTCTAACAATGGGATCATATTTAGTGAAATTACATCCTGAACAATCTCCATCGGCAATCATATAACCAAGAAACTTTGCTTCATCTACCGATGCGTGATCTTCAATATCTCGAAATGGAACAACTCGAGGGACAGCTATTCGATCACCGACTTTGAATTCCTTGAGTTGTCTCCAACCATCAAAGTGAAGGTATCTATGATCCTCGGTTCCAATGATTTCTCGACCAGTTCTCGTTTTCAAAATATAGCAAGGCTGTGTGCCAGTATCGAGTCGATTTAAAACAACTGTCTCTTTGACTTTTAAGAGATTGGACATGGTGAATATCTTATCCCCAGGCTCAATCTCACCTAGAGTTTTGTACCCACCAGTTGCCAGTGGGACTCTCATATAAACAGATTCACATTTCCCACTATCCCTTGGAGCAAGAGTGAGAGATTTCTTACGACCATACTGATGCTTCATGATCTTTTTATGGAAGTCGAGGATGAAATAACCGAGAACTTCTTTGGCTAAGATGTCGATCC